ATTTTCCCCCATCAACCTGTTAACCTTAGCTAAAATGTTATCGCGATTTTATAATATTAAGAGTTTATTCATACTCTGTTCATATTTATATGGTACAATGTTACCAGAGGGAGAACTACACCGCCGCGACCATCGATTGGCCTTAAGTAATGTTCACAATTTGTTTACAATTAAACTATTGACTTAACCTTAAAACGGTGATATAATATATTTAGAAACAAAGAGATAATAACAGCAAGAACAAGGAGGAATAAACATGAAGAGACAGTATAAGCCTATGTGGAAAGCATTACAGGAAGCTAGAGCCTATGATGACAGATTAACTGAGAAAGACGGAATTTGCGCCTGTTACGAGGTTGAAAACATGGGATTTTGTAAAGATGGAGTAACACGTTGGTATTGGTTTACAGATGTTAATGGTGTTCCTTGTTATACTTTTAAGAGGTAGAAACAATATTAAGGAGGGCAACGAAATGACGTTTAACGAAGTTTATGAGATAAACTATGCCTGGAGACGTAGCACAACGCTAATAATCTTTTCCAACGATTTTGAAATCATGAAAGCGGGGGAAGCAATAAGAAAGTATGGAGATTACACGGTTGAAATATTTATGGAAGACCGTGTGTGGCTAAGTAACCCAGAGGAGTAACATGACATTCAGTGATTTATATTTTTCAAACAACGATTGGGAACCATCAACGGTATCATTGAGGTCGTCAGATTGACGCCCGCACAATAAGGAGGTAAAAACAGCTATGACGTTAAGACAACTATTCTCAATAAACTTAAACTGGACATTAGATACAGTTATCACAGTTTACAGCCTAAATCCAACAAACACTCTGTCAGAGATGACTGTGCGCCAAGCTTTAAATCTATATGCTACATGTGAAATATCATTCTTTAGAGATGACCGTATTTATCTATATTACGTAGACCACGAGGAGGTAAAATGATGATTTTAATTCAAACAAGCAAACCAGCAACCTATCAAATAGATGACCAACTCATGGTTGTAGTTTTTCAGCAATACTTAAAGAACTTAAGATTTACTGAACCAAAGACGTACAGAATCGAAGGTCGTGAGCACATATACTTGTTTAAAACTGAACCAGCGCACTATGGATGGGAACTTTCCTACGCCTTTACATCAAAAGCAATTGGCAATTGTAACGACCTACAGGTATTAATCACTCTAGCCGATTTTCTCAACAAACCGCAATCTTAAGAATTTGTTATATTAATAGATGGAAAGAAAACACCATCAAGATAGGAGGTGAATCAATGTTAAAAGACATATGTGAGCAATATATGTTTAGCAGAACTAGTTGCATTAAAAAGTTACCAAAGCTAGACAGCCCATATTTAAAATGCCAGATAATGACTCAGGATACACAAATGGTTGTAGAGTTTTCAACCACATTAGATATCCCAGAAGACGAAATAGCTTATAAGTTACACCATGGAGACATTGATATACTTTCCATAAGATTATATCCAACATATGATGTCAACCGGAACTAACTAATAATTCAAAGTAGCCCTCACTACGCTGAAAATTACAACATCCGGTTAACATAAAGCAACTATCAACCACATCACTGGTAGCCAAACGGATAAGGCACTGGAAGTTGAGCAGAATCAACGGACATGTGAACGCAATAAAAGCGTCAAGGTCGAGGACATCAGAGATTGTGGGTTCAAATCCCACCCAGTGATACCATTAAACCCATTTAAAACAACAAAAAAGGAGAACAAGACATGAAAGAGCAGTTAATCACAAGAACAATCGTAACAACAGAGGTAACCGTACTGGGGGTAAACGCAACAATCGGAGAATCAGAGAACCGAACCTATTTTGTACCAGGCGCAATTACTGACCAGGCCAAGGCCCTCAAAATGGCAATCAAGCATAACACCGAACCTGAATTTGTTCCAGTACTAGTTGTAGATTTAGCCCAGGACGAGAAAGTATACGGTCTGGAAGTATCAAAATTTATTGAACTTGCACACGAGGTAGAACGTCCCGCATCCCAGCAGAAGAAAGCAAACTAACCCAACCTAGCAAATCAAACAAGAAAAGGAGATTAAATCATGACAATCATTAAAGCAAGTAGAGAGTTTAACAAGGTAGAAGTATACAAAATGACGCAAGACCAGGGCGCAGTAAGTGTGAAGGATGTGCCAGACGGAACTGTCCTTCCAGTAAGCGGTTATCTTCTCTACGAGGATGTTGACCACAAGGGAGAGAATCACGAACTGCTTTCTGTCTTAGGAGAAGACGGCATGGTTTGGACGTGTCAGTCAGCAACATTTAAGCGAAGCTTCACGCAGATTGCAGATCTATTTGAGGATGAACCGTTTTCCATCAAGAAGATGTCAGGTGTGACTAAAGCAAATAAGGACTATGTAGATTGCTGTTTAGCAATGTAACACATTAACACATGTATAAAGATTGGGGCTTATGCCCCTTTCTTTTTACAGAAAGGAGCGGTTATGGCTAAGAGAAAACCTAAGTTAACAGATGTGCAGAATAAACAACTGTCTGATGTAAAACAGGCATACCGTAAAGAAAGACAAAGAATACAACGTCAGATTAATCGTATGACAAAGAGGGGATATGACGTACCTGAATTACTTCCCAAAATCCCTAAGAAAATTACCGAAGCTAGTGTGCGTAGGCTTAAAAAATTAACCACCGAAAAGCTGTATAAAGAATCCAGATTTATTGATTTTGAGACAGGCGAGATACTAACATCAGAGGAAGGACAAAAGTTAGAAAAAACAAGGAGACGTAAGCCAAAGCGTAAAGAGCAACAATCACCACCAATGCCTCCCATTCCATTACCAGGCCCAATAAGCGCAGGTGATGAATACGTTATCTTTGACCGTCAAATATTAACCGTATTTACCATGGAAATGACTGAGATATTTGGTCGCAACGAGAAGCTGTTTAATTACATAACTCGTTGGTATAATCGCGCTTTAGAGAAATACGGCGCAGAGGAAATGGCTGAAGTACTTGAGCAAGCTAAGGTTCAAGGAATGTTCCCTGGCTGGGAAGCTGTTTCTGATAGTGAAATTTTAGTTGGAAAGTTGGAAGCAATAACCAATCTCATGGCAATAAATTCTGAATCACGCGAGGAATTGTTTGAGGAGTTAGAGCAATTGGAGGATTGGACGGAAGGGGAATAACAGAATGTGCGTACGCGAAATTATGAATACTACATGGCAGACTTTGAAACAACGGTATATGAAGGTCAGACATACACAGAGGTTTGGGCAGCAGCGGTAGTTAAGTTATGGGATGATAAGGTAGAAATATTACATTCATTTCCAGAATTTTTAGATTACATGTGTGACAAGAAAACCAATATTATATGTTATTTTCATAACATAAAGTTTGACGGTAACTTTATCTTAGACTATCTGTTAAGAAATGGATATAAGTGGAATCGTGTAGCCGAAGGTAAGATGTTAAATAAGCAGTTTAAGTGTGCGATAAGTGACAGAGGGCCATGGTATTCTATTACAGTTAAAATGCACAACATGATAATAGAATTTAGGGATTCTTACAAGCTGTTGCCGTTCTCAGTTAAACGTATTGGAAAAGGATTTCAAACGAAACACCGCAAGCTAGACATGGAATATGAAGGATTCAGGTATGCCGGATGTGTGATAACAGACAAAGAAAAAGAGTACATAAGAAATGACGTACTAGTAGTCAAGGAAGCCCTTGAGATAATGTTTGAGAGAGGCCACCAAAAGTTAACTATAGGCTCATGCTGTTTAGAGGAGTTTAAGTCTACTTATGACAAAATAGACTATAAAAATTTCTTCCCCGATTTAACGGAGGTGCAGATAGATGCAGAAATATATGGCGAATGTAATGCAGATAAATACATTCGACACAGCTACAGGGGTGGATATTGTTATCTGGTAAAAGGCAAAGAGAATAGAAAGTACTTACACGGCTGGACAGCAGACATTAACAGTTCATATCCATCAAACATGTCATCTGAATCAGGGAACCGATACCCAGTAGGAATGCCTAAGTTTTGGCAAGGAGATATCCCAAACCTTCCAACACAAAGTTATTACTTTGTTAGAATTAAGTGTAGGTTTAAGATAAAAGAAGGAATGCTCCCCACGGTGCAGATAAAGGGTAGCTTTCTATATAGTGGAACTGATTATTTAACAACATCCGATATCTACGATTATTCGTCAGGGACATACAAGCGTTATTACATGCGTAAAGGCAAATTACACGACACGCAGATAACAATGACTATGACCTGTGTAGACTATGAGTTATTTTTACAGCACTATGATGTTTATGATTTACAGGTATTAGATGGATGTTGGTTTAGAACGGAGATTGGGTTATTTGATGAATACATGTACAAATATAAGGCTATTAAGGAATCATCACAAGGTGCAGAACGGGAACTTGCAAAGTTATACCTTAATAATCTATACGGAAAATTCTCCGCGAACGATTCGTCTAGTTATAAAGTGCCGTACATCAACAAGAAAAACGTGCTGGGTTTTGAACTGGTGGAGGAACACGAGAAGAAGCCGGGGTACATTGCAATAGGTTCCGCGATTACATCATATGCAAGGAGGTTTGTTATCAATGCGGCTCAAGCGAATTTTCACGGGGTTGAAAATGACGGATTCATATACTGTGATACTGATTCAATACACTGTAGCGGCTACCCCGAAAATTGTAAAGGAATCAAGGTTCACCCGACCAATTTCTGTGCGTGGAAATTGGAAAGCTATTGGGACAATGCTATATTTGTACGGCAAAAGACGTATATTGAGCATATCACCCACGAAAACGGGATTAGGATTGATAAACCCTATTATAGTATACGTTGTGCTGGAATGTCAGAGGACGCCAAACAAGAATTTATTAAAGAGCACACAATCGAGGAGTTTAGAGAAGGCTTAAAGTTAAAGGAGGGATTAAAACCAGTCAGAATGCCTGGCGGCGTGTTACTAGTAAAGAAAGGGTATGACATGCGCCCCAAAGTCCACAAGAAGATTAAGGAGGATTAAAATGCCACTTTGGATAATACTAATATTAGTGATATGTGCTATTAAATATGATGAATGGTTTTAAATAAGGAGGTTAAAATGGAAAAACAGACCGTGCAAGGATTAATGTTGGAATTAATTAGATTAGTTGCTGACGGGTACGGGGATGCGACAATCTGTGTGCCATACGAGTGCAGTTATGGAAGCGTTAATATTGTTAAAGGTTACGAATTAGGCTATGATTGTAGCATATGTAATGAGCATTATCCATGTACAAATTCTTGCATTAAAAATAAGAAACCAGATTGTTTAATATTAAATTCTGATGAAATGTGATTAATTATTTGCGCGAATAATTAAGAAAGAGAGGATACAATATCCTCTCTTTTTATATCATTACGTAGGGTGCATCAAGGGGTATTCCAATTACCGTTTAACCCAGCGGCACTTGTTACAGTGTGGATTCCACCGGCGTTCAATGGTGCATAACCTACGGTGATACCATTTGTTTAATATGACAACATCTGTATAACCATCTGTTTACACTCCAGGTTCTTAAACCTGAAACACCCCTTGTTAAACAATAATCTAAAGTTGTTGATAATTAAAGCGTTCTTAGCCAGCATCACATAGTTTATGTTATGGTCATCTGTTGTCAAAGACAACTTAGTGGGGAACGAAGCGTCATAGCTGTCAGTGACATATATCATGCCCTGTGCTTCGTAGTCGTATATCGCGTAATGCTTGTTTAAATATTTAATGGTGTACATATATCGACCGCGACCTTCAGGTCTTTCAATGAACGAATAGTTATCGTTAAGATACACGTTCTGGGAAGCGTAAGCCACATAGTCACTGGATGAAAATGCCCGGTTAAATCCAGATTCCAACTGTGCGTCAGACGCGGACTGTATGAAACCTTGTTCCAACACATACCCATCACCTCTAAGGAAATTTGTGTCTCGTTTTAACCTGGTAGAAATACCCAACGCTGAGTAATATGGGTTAAGCAAACTAACCGTGTTGCCACACATATAGACAGGCACATACCGAATCTGTTTACCGTTACCACGGGCGATACTGGTGTGTACAGATAGCAGTTTCCTAATCTCGTCTGAACAATACTTTCCTGTCTCACTCTGAAACTCGTCCATCAGCATTCGTTCCACGTCATTAAACAGGTGGCTATATTTCTTTATTGCGTCAGCGTTGTTTAGCGCGATAGCGTATCCACACGGTTCATCATTCAGAAACAATTCGTGGAATATTCCCTTCGCCATAGGCTTGCTTGACATAATATCATCTGGATAAAACAGCCCATGAATATCCTTGAAAAACTTTTCAGCTACATCTGACAATTCGTAATTAAATCTATAAATCAGGCAAAATTTTCCTTGCCCTGCCTTAAACTTTTTAACGAAGTAGCGGTTAAACCATGTTGTTTTACCTCCAGTACGGTTAGTGGTTACTAAAAACAATTCTGGATTTTTACCGTTAATATCTTTGAGGGACAAAAG